TATCTCCGGGAAAAAATATATCTCAAAGATTTACAGTGCAAAGGACGAACTGCTCATGGAACTGGAAACGAATCCGACTGCCCGTATAAGTCTCTGCCCTCTGGGACAGGGGAAATATCTGGTCAGCACGGGATCGCCCTTATATTTATGGAAGGACGGTCAGCTTACAGCGCTTCTGCGCGGATGCTATAACTACCGTCTGCGCAGGATGAGCAATCTCAATAAATGGAAGAAAGCAGGAGGTGTCTGATATGGATCAGATTTTGACAATACGTCTGTATGCGGCGGGCATCGGCATCGTAGTCGGGGAGTTCCTCGGCAGCTTCGACGATCTGCTCTCTATGCCCTCGTTGTGTTTGTGGCGACGGACTACATCACTGGTGTTCTCCGTGCGATTGTGGAAAAGAAACTGTCCAGTGCAATCGGCTTCAAGGGAATCTGCAAGAAAGTCTGCATCTTCACCCTTGTGGGCGTGGCGAATGTCCTCGATACCCACATCATCGGAAGCGGATGCGTCCTGCGCTCTGCCGTGATCTTCTTCTACATCTCGAATGAAGGAATCTCGATCATCGAGAACGCAGCACGGATGGGGCTTCCCGTACCACAGAAACTGCAGGATATGATGCACAGCCTCAAAGATAAATGAATACGGATAACGCTCTGCCCGTGGATGGATTTTCCTCCATGGGCAATATTTTTTTGTCCAATCCCATGAAGTATTGCCTCTGCCGTGGCTCTTTGATAGAGGTGATCTTTATGGTAGTGGGAAAATCCGCTAAAAATCGGTATTTCTGTCCTTTTTGTTGCAGAGAGGGGGCAAAACGATGACAGACGATCAGAAAGCAAAAATAAAAGATCTTCGTAGGAAGGGCGAGGGATACAAGAAAATCGCGCAGCTCATCGGATTGTCCGAAAACACCGTGAAGTCTTTTTGCCGCAGATCGGCGATAGCGAGGCAGGAGACAGCTGTGCCCATAAAGCATGACCCCGCTTGTGAATGCTGCGGCAAGAAGATGGAGCAAATCCCCGGAAGAAAAAAGCGGCGCTTCTGCTCTGATGCCTGTCGGCAGAAATGGTGGAACAGTCATCTTCATCTCGTGCAGCGCAAGGCTGTCTATCGGCTGACGTGTCATCATTGCGGTAGAACCTTTGAGATTTATGGCAACAGTCGAAGGAAATACTGCTCTCATGCGTGCTACATCGCCGAGCGGTTTGGTGGATGCAAGAGTACCCGTACTGAGCCATTCTTGCCCGTCAGAGGTGATCACTCATGACGAAGGAAGAGTTTCATAACGAAAAAATGTACCAAGCCACTATGGGCATGGTACGCCGTATGCACTCCGAGGGGCTGATCTCCCCGGAGGAGTATGAACGTGTGGAGCGAATCTTCCTCAAAAAATATAAACCGCTGATCGGCACGGTATATGCGGGAATGGCGTTGACTCCCTGCCCAAGTTGAGGGATATATGGTGAGGGGTGATACAAATGAAGATTACACGCATAGAGCCGACGGTGGCGACACTTACGCCCAAAAAGAAAGTGGCGGCGTATGCCCGTGTTTCCATGGAATCCGACCGACTGAATCATTCACTCTCGGCACAGGTCAGCTGTTACAGCAATCTCATCCAGAAGAATCCCGCGTGGATTTATGTCGGGGTGTACGCCGACAGCGGTATCTCCGGCGGCGACATCCGACGCAGGACGGAATTCAAGCGTCTGGTCGAGGATTGTGATGCCGGGAAAATCGACATCATTCTGTGCAAGAGTATTTCAAGATTTGCCAGAAACACGGTAGACCTCTTGGAAACGGTGCGACATCTGAAATCCCTCGGCATTGACGTTTGGTTCGAGAAGGAGAACATCAAGTCGCTCTCGGCGGACGGGGAACACATGCTTGGAATCTTGGCGGGCTTTGCTGAGGAGGAGAGTCGCAGCCAGTCCGACAATGCCAAGTGGTCGATTCAGAAGAAATTCGAGCGTGGAGAGCAATGGCACACGGCAGCTTATGGCTACCGATGGGACGGAAAATCCTTCGTTATCTGCGAGGAAGAGGCAAATGCCATACGGGTGATCTATGATAATTTCCTGAGGGACGTACCCCTTCGGCAGACCTCCCGCTGGCTTGCGGAACACGGCTATGCCTGCTCCATGTTCTTTATCCGCTATGTTTTGCAGAACATGGTCTATGTCGGGGACGTTCTCCTGCAACGCTATATTACGGAAAATCCTCGGACGCACAGAATCATCGAGAACAAGGGTCAGCTGCCGCGCTACTACATCACAGACAATCATCCTGCCATCATTGACCGTGCTACGTTTGAGAAGGTGCAGGAGAAAATCAGGGCGAGCTACGAGTTCAATCCGGCGGCGCATCGCATCGTAAAGCCGAGCTGCTTCTCGGCGAAAATCATCTGCGGCAGATGCGGTGCGCATTTCGTCAAAGGAGTGACCAGAACCAACGGGTATGACGGCTTGCAGGAGCATTGGTTTTGTTACGACAAAATCCGCAAGCGGACGTGCAACGCCGGAAACATCCGAGGGTATCGACTGCGGGAGGCTTCCTGCGAGGTGTTGGAGCTGACGGAGTTTGATGAGAATGTCTTTGCCAAGACCGTAGAGAAAATCCGCACCACCGATACAGACATCTTGGAATTCCAGTTCTATGACGGCACGGTCAAGACGGCAAGAATCCACTACTTCGATCAAGCGGAAAAGAAGCACACCGACCCGCATAAAAAGCCGTTCGGCTACCGATGGAGCAAAAACGGCTATGTAATCGTTCCCAAAGAAGCCGAGGCAGTCCGATTGATCTTCCAATACTACCTCGACGGCTTACAAATCACCGACATCTCACGAAAACTGGAAGCTGACGGCTATGGCAGCGTTCGCGGGAAAATATCCCGCAAGCTGATCGCCTACACACTGGACAGTGACTTCTACCTCGGTGTTCGCCGAATCAAGGCGCAGTTCTCCGAGAGCGGGAAGGATGAGGTCATCAAAAACGACCACGAGCCGTTGGTGACGCAGGAGATATTCAATGCTGTCCAAGTGCGGCGGCAAGCTGAATACAGACGATGGAAAGGACGTGAGCGCGATGCGAAGTGTGACGGTCATCCCCGCCAGCATCCATAGATTTTCGGAAGTGCCGCTGGCGAGCGCAGAAAAACGTAAAGTGGCGGCGTATGCACGAGTCTCAACGGACAATGAGGATCAGAAAACCTCCTACGCCGCCCAAGTGGACTATTACACCAATTACATCAAGAGTCGCTCGAATTGGGAGTTCGCCGGGATGTATTCGGATGAAGGCGTGACAGGAACTTCTCTGAAAAAGCGTGAGGGATTTACCCGTATGGTGCAGGACGCTCTGGACGGCAAAATCCAGCTGATTGTCACGAAATCTGTGTCACGTTTCGCCAGAAACACGGTGGACAGCCTCACAACGATACGGAAACTCAAGGAGCACGGCATCGAGGTCTACTTTGAAAAAGAGGCGATCTGGACATTTCAGGCGCGTGGTGAAATCCTCTTGACAATTCTTTCCAGCCTATCGCAAGAGGAAGCGAGGAGCATTTCCGAGAACGTCACATGGGGACTCAGGAAAAAGTTTGCCGACGGCAAGTTCTCCGTCGGCTACTCGCACTTCCTCGGCTACGATAAGGGCGAGGACGGCAATCTTGTCATCAATGAGGAGCAAGCCAAGATCGTGCGGCTCATCTTCCAGCTTTTCCTTGAAGGTATGACAGCCGGCAGGATCGCAAAGGAACTGACCGCACGGCACATTCTGACGGTCACGGGCAAGGAGAAATGGAACGCCAAGACCATCCGGGGCATTCTCAGCAACGAGAAATACACAGGCTGCGCGAGAATCCAGAAGACCTTCACGCCGGACTTCCTCACCAAGAAAGCCGTCAAGAACTGCGGACAAGTGCCGAGTTACTTCGTGGAACAGAGCCATCCCGCCATCATCGATCCCGTCGTATTCGAAATGGTGCAGCGGGAGATGGAGCGGCGCACACGGGAAGGTGGGAGATACAGCGGCATGAGCATTTTCTTGGGGAAAATCCGGTGCGGTGCGTGCGGCGGTTCTTTCGGTGCTAAAGTTTGGCATTCCAGAGATAAATACAGACGCATCATCTACCGCTGCAACAACAAGTACGATGGACAAAAATGCCGAACTCCTCATGTGACGGAAGAGGAAATCAAGGCGGCCTTTGTTACGGCGTTCAATCAGCTGGTGACGGAGCGGGAGGAGATTATCGAAAGTGCCCGGCTCGTGCGGCAGACGCTCTGCAACACGACGGCACTCACGGAGGAAAAGGGGAGGCTTCAGCAGAAACTTTCAGTATTGGTGGAGATGATAGAGAACTGCGTCCGAGAGAACGCCCGCATTGCGCAGAACCAGGAAGAATATCAGCGCAGCTACGAAGGACTGGTAGTGCGATACGATGTCGCCAAGGCTCGGTTCGACGAGGTGTTGGAGACTATCTCTGCTAAGGAAGCGCAATCCGAGCAGTTGGCAGTGTTCATCAAGAGGCTCAAAAACCGCACTGATCCTGTGGCAGAGTTCGACAGCCAGCTCTGGGCGGGCATGGTGGAATGTGTGACCGTGGGCGTGGATAAGGGGCTGACGGTGGTGTTTCGGGATGGGACGGAGGTGAGGTGAGGGCGATGTATGGATAGTGGGAAAACGTCTAAATTGCATTTTTCGATAAGCAGGAATCAAAAAACTTATGTAGAAAGAATATAATGTTAATATTAGAGAAATGGTTGATGGTACATGATCATGTTTTCTCTCATATGGAGCATAGCCACATGAGGGAGGATGAGCTGGGAGAGTAGCGATCGCACTTATGGTACGAGTACGTAGCTTGCTCTAAATTCAGGTGAAGAGCTGTTTATGGTGTTTTAATGTTTTAAAGTCCACTATACAAGGGAAAATAAGGAATATCTAATAAAAAGGTTCATTATCTTAGTACATCTTTTTTACTCTTCCCTCGTCAATAAGTATTCCACATACCCCTCACTATGAGCTTGGCTTGTTTTCTTAAGACGCTGAGACTGTAAAGAACCTTAAAGAAGGTTATGGCTTTAAGCCTGGATGGCTTACAGAATGGTATAAAGTTACCAGATCCAGAATACAGCAAATTTTAAATAAGCATAGAAACAGTGGGAACTGGTTGAACAGAGAAATGACTACGTCAGATGAGGTATTCTTCTCAACATGGTAGAGAAGAAAGTCTATAGTAGAACTTTATGGATTCGGAGAACAACAGATGGAGGATGACATGCAGAGATTTTGTTCTGTGGAGAAAGAGATGCAGCTATACGAGATTGATTCGGAAGATCCGACGGAAAGACTCTTTGCGGCAAATCCCCTTCTTGGGAATGAAATCCTTTCAGAGAAGAGGAAAGAAAACCTATATACAATTACAAAGAAGTATATCGATCAGAAATTGAGAGAGCCTCGAATAGAATTTCCACTGAGGGCAAAAATGCAGATTGCACTTGCTGTTATTACTTATGCCAAAGAGTGGGATACTGGAGATGAGTCCGGTTTCTGGAAATATATTACCTCACAGTTCGGATACAGAGACGGCAACAACAAACTTCGAGAAATACTCTGTGATTGCGTGCGAAATGCCACTTTACAAAATCGCAGGTGGTTTATTTCAAGCCCAACAGGTTATCAATACAAGTCCACAATTGTCGTCCATGCACTGACCACAAAAAAATCATGGATGATGTTATATGAGTTTCTTTTTGATTTTTACAAGACAAATATGGAGTGGACATACATTGAGGATGATCCAATTATAGAAAGAATGGTTACGGCACTGCGAAGCAAGCTGAACGCAGGCGATGAGGCTGATGATGACAGGTTCGAAATCAGTACAAAAGTTTATTCCTTCCAAGAGGGAATCCGCAAACTCGTTATATACAAGACAGGATATGCGATTAAACTCATCCGCCATATGCTGCGCAGGATAGATGAAAGTATAAAACATACAGAAGAGCCGGCTCGAATGTATGTGGATGTTTTGTGCGATCAGTGGATCGAGGACAAGTTAGAGAGAGCAAGAGAGGATAAGAAACATGAGTCGGGCACTTCAGCAGTAAGAAGTGTTGTGATTGATTATGCGAGAATCTGCCCTGTATACATTCTACAGAATGAGACGGATGTTGTTATCTCACTTCCGGATATACGACTTAAAAAGACCGCGTTTGAAACAGTTGCGCTTCGGGTTTATACGGGGGATGTTCCTGTTGAGGACAGATCTTTAAGCTATTACGGCAACGAACTTGGGAAAACATTGCATGGATTTTATGTTGATGTATCTACATGTCTGAGAAGGGGGGACGGGACTCTTCATATCCGTATTGTTTTATCCTGTGATGATGAAGAAATATATGATTCAGGGGATACGCTTTACAGAGAGTATCTGTGTTTTTCCAACACAAAGGAATGTGATGCTTGTGAAAAAGGCTCTTATTCCTTCTTTACAAGCGAAAGGAATGCGTTTGAATTCATTGGCGGCGAAGTATCGGATATTGATGCCGGCAGCCAGTGGAAATCATATTTTGTAAGACTGGGAGAGAAATTTGTTGTCAAATATGATGATCGAATCATAGCGTTTGACCGATCGGATGGCTCATCAGACAGCGGCATCCGAGTGAGAACTCCTGCATCAGATACGGGAACGGTATTTACAAAGAAGGGGCATAAATACCGTATTGTTGCAAAGGAAGCCGGCGTTCTTCTTATATTGGGTGATAAGGAGGAGATGCGCAAGTATGCGGTGTCAATGAACGCGAAGCGGCTTGGGCTTGGCGGCATTATTCCGGAGACATCAGGCGGCAGTTTTGTTTACACCATACCGCTTCAGACGGCCGAGGATCAGACTTGTGATTTTCAGATTGTCGATTTAGAGAAAGACAGAGTTATATCGAGATTTGCAGTAAGGGTTATACCGGGGTTCTCCGTCAAATTTAATCGGGATTTTTATTTCAGCAGCGAAGACTTTGAAGAAGCCCATGTAACTGTTGAGAGTTTACATGGTTCAAAAAGATATGAGATGAACAGCAACGATGAGATGGTTTCTTTTCCCTATGATGACGGATCTGTTGAAATCAAAATACCGATGGTATATGTCAGAAATCATGAAGGACAAAAGTGGAACAGAGGGTATACTGCTTGGATAAAACAGATTAAACAGGATGAAAAAATATACATTACGATGCCTGAGGGCTGTTCCTGCAATATGAAGCTCGGTACGGTCGATATTACGGAAGAGACAAAGGCGTGTTTTGATTATGGAAATGCAGTGTTTGCATATTCCCGTGAGCTTGATTCCAAATGGGTCGATCTTGTGCTTACTATATCGAAAGACCGGGCGATACAGAAATACAACATTGGACGTATCTCGCTGACGGAACAATTTGCAGGAGAGGTGCGATTTGACTATCACGACAGCACCCTTTTTTGGAACAAGGGGATGGGATTTATAGGAAATCCGAATGGGCAATTTAAGCTGCGCATAGAAGCGGCAGAAGGGTTCAAGGAGTATCCTCTTAACTTGAATGATGAGGTTATTATCGGCACGTCTGAACTTGCCGTGAATGAATATAGGTACAGCATCGTAAAGGAGTCCGAAAATATCTTTCTGGGAGACGAGACGATTCTTGATGAGGGTACGCTTTTTATAGGCGATAAGAATGAATTAAGATTCAACCAACATGTGATAGCAATAACAAATATTACCTTTGAGGAGGGAGGGGATTTAAGAAGCGTCGATATTCGAAATACTTATATTGATCGGATAGAGTATAAGGGGATTCAGTTTGTGGACAGTGAAGAGAGAGAATGCCCTGTGTATAGCGGTGTCATGTTCTTTATGGGACAGAGTATGAGACATCATGCATTTTCCTTTGAGGACAAGATATCAGAAAAAGGATTTCAGTTATATAAAATCAATCCTGTGAAAATTGTATTTATCAACGACCATACACTGAGCATTACTAATGAGGACGGTGACGGTATCTATTACTACAGATATTTTGACAAATCATCAGGGGAAAATCGTTACTCTATCACTGATAGAGAACCCACAATCGACAAGCAGAGATATTATTATCTGGCGGATTTATATACATACAGAAAGACGAGGGTGGAATAAATGTTTAATCCGATGAAAGCGTCTAAAAGCATAAAAGATGAATTCATTAGTTATGTATCGACCAGTTTTCATATTGCAGACAGAGACTACGCTAATCTGTTCGTTGCCGAATTGAATAAAGAAAGTTCCGTGGCTAAAGGGCCTTATCTTGATATTAGTGATTCATTTGAAGTTGGAAAAAATATAGAAAGCCTGATTGGAGAGGGCGAACTTTCTCCGTTGTTCAGAGATCTCGAAAAAGGTGTGTCGGAAAGCGACAAGGAGATCAAGCTGAAGAGGACGCTTTATCTGCATCAGGAGAAAGCCATCCGAAAGATCAATCAAGAGCATAATCTGATTGTGACAACGGGTACCGGTTCCGGCAAGACAGAATGTTTTGTTTTGCCCATCATAAATTATCTGCTTCGGGAAAAACAGGCCGGAACGCTCTCCTGTGGTGTCCGGGCAATTTTGATCTATCCGATGAATGCGCTGGCGAACGATCAGATGAAACGCCTGCGAATGATCTTGAAGGACTATCCTGATATTACGTTCGGTGTTTACAACAGCAGCACGCAACAGGATGATGCTGCGGGCATAGCGGAGTACGGTCGTATATTCAAGGATGCCGGCGGTCGTGCCTTGACGCCCATTCCCAACGAGGTAATATCCAGAAAAACAATGCAGAAAACACCACCGCATATTCTGGTGACGAACTATGCGATGCTTGAATACATGATGCTTCGACCAAATGATGATCAGGTGTTCTCCGAAGCAAAGTTGAAGTTTCTTGTTCTTGATGAGGCTCATATCTATAGAGGCGCAACAGGAATGGAAACATCTCTGCTGATAAGACGATTGAAGGCCAGAATCAGTAATCCTGCGCAAGTCCGGCATATTCTTACCAGTGCTACTCTCGGAGGGAAGGAAGCGGATAAGGATATCGTGACATTTGCTGAGACTTTGTGTGCGGCAAAATTTCAGGAGGATGATATCATCCGATCTAAAACGGTTATGCCGGAATTTCCGCAGCGGATGATTGACTATCCTGTTCGGCTATTTTCCGAACTTTCCAATCCGGAAAGTTCACTGAACACAATTCTTGATGAATATCATGTGGAGTATGACAGCAGCCGCAGCGATGAAGAGATTCTGTTCGACCTGTGTATTTCCTCAACGCTGTACAAGGCACTTCGTGAATGTGTGACCGAGCCAATGACGGTAAAGCAGATTACTTCTCGTGTCAATCACTTCATACCTGTTACGGAAGATGATATTGTCAATCTTATCCATGTCGCATCTCGTGCAGAGAAGAATAAGACGGCGCTTATCAAGGCAAGGTATCATATGTTCGTACGGGCACTTGAGGGCGCTTATATTACCATCGGGGCGGGCAAGAGCATGTTCCTGAACCGCTCCAAGTATACTCCGGACAGGAAATACAGAGTCTTTGAGGCGGCGGTATGTGATGATTGCGGTCGCATCGGTATTGCCGGAAAAGAAGTGCATGGCTTCTTTGAATTCGCCCATGACAGATGGGACAAAGAAAAGGAAGTGTACCTTCTTTGCGAACAGAACGAGCGGTGGGACGAGCAGGAAGACGATGCGGATGAGGCGACAGAGGAAAATGGAATCGGGAAAAATGATTTTCTGATCTGTGCAACGTGCGGAAAGATCCTTCATGAAAGCCGGAGATCCGAATTTGACTGTGATTGCGATGCCGCTAATCGTATACGAGTCAGAAAGGCCGAAGTTAAGGGGACACGAAGTGAGCATCGGTGTCCATGCTGTAATATAGGTCATATGAAGCTGTTTTATCTTGGATACGATGCTGCTACCGCAGTGCTTGGCACGGAGCTTTTCGAACAGCTTCCAGAACATGAGGCACTACTCAAGAGTAAGAACAAGGAAGAATCGTCAACCGGCGGGCTGTTTTCCATGGCGATTGCTTCAAAACCCGTCATGGAGACCATAAAGAAAAAAAGACAGTTCCTTTCATTCTCTGACAGCCGCAGTGAAGCAGCCTTCTTTGCGTGCTATATGACATCCTTCTATCAGGAATTCCTTCGCAGAAGAGGGATCTGGCATGTGATTCAAAAGAATCAGGACAGCATCAGAAAAAACCCTTGGGAGATCGTCACTCTTGTCAATGAACTCACCGCCTATTTTGACACGAACAGGACATTTGCTGCTCCGGGAGATGCCGGAAAGGCAAATCTCACTGCCGCCAGTAGACATCAGGCATGGGTTGCTGTTCTAAACGAAATGGTCGGAGCCAAAAGGAGTACCAGTCTGGTGTCGCTGGGAATATTGGATTTTTCCTATAAGGGGAATCGTCCGCAGTTTATGGAGGCAGTTGCTAATAAGTACGATAAGTCCATTGCAGATGTTACGGCACTATTCCATCTGCTTGTGATGGATTTAGTCTATAATGGGGCGCTTGAGGGGGAAGGTGTCAATCTTACGGATGATGAGCGGGAATACATATATTATGCGGCATTTCCGAGAAAATTTGTAAAATGCAAGCAGTCGGAGTCGGAGAGGAAGAAAAACTATATTAGCGGGTGGCTCCCAAGACAAAGACCGAATGGCGGTTCATTTAAGAATGGCCGCGTGACAAGAACTATGCAGGTGCTTGGCATCAGCGAAGAGGAGGCAATAGGTCTGCTTTCGGATTTTTGGGATGCCGTTCTTGTGCAAAGTGAATTCTCCATGACCCATGATAGCGGAGCAGAGTACTATATTTCAACCAACCGCTTTGTAGTGAAAGTCGGCTCTGAGGATCTGCCGGTTTTCGTCTGCGAGAAATGCGGCAAGACGACGATGACGAACTGTCAGGAGAGGTGTGTATCCATAAAGTGCGACGGGAAACTGAGAAGGATTTCCCATGAAGAATTGCTGTCGGAGAATCATTTTGCAAGGCTTTATTCTACCGAACAGATGCACCCGATGCATATAAAAGAACATACTGCACAGCTTGGCAGAGCGGAGCAGCAGAAATATCAGGAGATGTTTGTCAACAAGGAGATCAATGCCTTGAGCTGTTCTACGACCTTTGAGATGGGCGTGGATGTTGGCGATTTAGAAACCGTATATCTTCGCAATATGCCGCCTTCACCCGCAAACTATGTGCAGCGTGCAGGACGTGCGGGCCGGAGCATATATTCTGCAGCGTATGCACTTACTTATGCGAAGCTGGGGTCACATGATTTTACATACTTTGACAAACCTGAACGGATGATTTCCGGGAAGATTGGGGTTCCCCTTTTTTCGCTGTCCAATGAGAAGGTTGTTCGTAGACATATCTTTGCGGTGGCTTTGGCGAATTTCTTTGGGCATTACGAAGAGGTTTATAATCGGAATGATGCCCACGAACTTTTGAACAACGATGGTTATAAAAAACTGGTGGATTATATCAAAAGCAGCCCCGATGAGCTCTTTGAGATTTTGAAACGATCAATTCCTGTGAATCTTCATGATGTTATGGGAATTACCGACTGGTCGTGGCCAGAAAAACTCATTGGCGATGATGGCGTATTAAGGGTTGCCGTTGAGGATTTCAAGAATACCGTTGCCTGGTATGTGAACGAAATTAAAAGGTCAAAACAAAAGAATGATATTCAGGCCGCAGCGCGCTATGAAAGACAGTTGAAGGCTTATCGCAGAAGCCCGGACGATAAGCATGGACGAAACGAACTGATTGAGTTCCTCGTCAGAAACAATGTTCTGCCGAAATATGGGTTTCCGATTGATACGGTCGAACTATACCAGGGAATGAATACGACATCCGAAAAAAAACTTCAGATGGTGCGTGACCTTCAGCTTGCAATCGCGGAATATGCTCCTGACGCACAGGTTGTTGCAGATGGAAAGCTTTATACCAGCAGATACATAAGAAAACTGCCGCAGGCTACAGGGCAGGACTGGGAAGAAGTGTATATAGCGGAGTGCGAGAATAAATCCTGTAAGACGTGGAATCACAGACGAACGGAGCCGTCAAGAGACGGGGAAGAATGCATCTCCTGCCATTCAATGATAAAAAAACCGCGATGGAAACAAGCGATAGAGCCGAGAAAAGGATTTATTGCAGAATCTAAGCCTACGGCTGTGCCGTTCAAGAAACCGGAACGATCATTTAAAAGTGAGGATTACTATATCGGCGATCCACAGCGTCAGATTATGACCAAAAAGACGTTTCTGATTGAGGGAAACCATAAGATACAGATGGAAACCTCTACGAATGACTCACTGATGGTTGTATGCAAGGATGACTTCTTTGTATGCGATCGTTGTGGATATTCTATTAGTTCTATGTCTGGTAAAAATGAAAAGGATTTTAATTCTTATGCAAAAAATATTGAAAAGAAGCATCAAAGCCCTTGGGGCAAGGATTGTCATGGCAAATTATGGAAGAAAGACCTTTGCCATGCGTTTAAGACGGATGTCGTGCAAATTGTATTCGGCACATCAAGAGCAAAGAATCAGGCTGTCATGCTTTCTGTCATGTATGCACTTCTGGAGGCAATGTCTGATGCGCTGGATATCGAAAGAACAGACATTAAAGGCTGTCTTCACAGGGTTCGATACGAGAACAGTATGGTATACGCCATCATCTTGTATGATGGCGTTGCTGGAGGTGCCGGTCATGTCAGAAGACTTGTTACGGAGGACTGTGGGATATTCCAGAGAATTGTGCGCAAGGCTATATCGCTTACAAAGAACTGTAATTGCAATCCTTCTTGCTATCACTGCCTGAGAAATTATTACAACCAGGCGGTGCATGACATATTGGATCGTTTTGAAGCATATCGTTTCCTTGAAGCATTTAGTGGCGAGGTGATTGTGATACCGGACGAAGATTTTCAAGAGAAACATGGTGCGAATCCTACAGCAGAAATTACGGAAGATCGTCTGCGTTTTGACGAATCATGGCTGTGCAGTTATCACAATTGGAGTGAATTCTCGGTGATGATTCCGGATGACTGCCAGGAAATCTTTGCGGACTTTGATTATTATCATATTCCTCTGCCAACAGGTGCATATTACAAATGCACAGTACAAGGGATGGATGATAAATTTGAAATTTTCCTTCTTTGGGAGGATAAGAAAATAATGGTATTTGAGGATGACAAGCAAAAGCTTGATGTCATGGGATGGACATCTATGAAAGTGAGCGATATCAAAGCAGAAGAGTTTATAGAAAGATTTTAACGGAGGATTTGATTATGGCACGGATGATACCTAACACGCTTGGGGACGATCATGGAAGTTTTGGCGAAAGAGTGGTATTTGAAGCCCTTAAAAGCAAACTGGATGGTGATTTCACCGTTTTTCATTCGGTCAGATGGAATGCTCCCAATGAAAAAAATACAATTAGGTGGGGAGAATGTGATTTTACCATTTTCCATCCGACCTACGGAATCCTTGTTCTTGAAGTAAAGTCCGGCGGTATTGAATGCAGCGATAACTCCTGGGTATATATTCGTACTGACAATGGAAAAAAGATCCCTATGAAGCGCGGTCCCTTGGAGCAGGCAGATCGGTCAAAGTATCGATTTCAGGATCTGGTAAGCGGCGTGTTAGAACGCTTGCTGGGAGCCGGCGATCAGTATTGCCTTGTTGAATCGGCTGTATGGTTCCCTTCCATAAGCAAGAGGGAGATTGAAGGTGAACTTCCTATGGAATACAGGGATGAGATTGTTCTGTACGAGAATGCATTGGATAATCCCAAGAAGTTCATCATGGGAATTTATGATTATTACGACGGAAGGAAACATACAAGATTAAACTCGAATTCCTGCAAAAAAATTGTAGATGCTTTTGCCCCATATTTTAGTGCGGTACCAAGTCTGAAGTCGAGGTGTCAAGAGCGGAATGAGGAGTTCGTTCGCCTGACAAGACAGCAGAATTACCTGCTGGATTATCTCGAAGAACAGCGTGTCGCTGCCATTCAGGGAGCTGCGGGAACGGGAAAGACCATGCTTGCGGTTGAAAAGGCATGTAAGCTTGCAACGTCAGGAAAGGTTCTCTTTTTATGCTTCAACAGGTATCTGAAAGAGTATTTGCAGAGCCTAAAAGAAGAGGTGCCGGACAAATACACAAATATAGATTTTTATAATCTTCCGCAACTCGCCTGTGCTGCCATGAAAGTCCCGGCTGTAGAGACTGATGATGTGATCTGCTTTCTGTCGAATTTTGAACATTACGATTGGAACTATCAACACATAGTCATTGATGAGGGGCAGGACTTTGATGGTGAGGCGATTAGTAAATTGTATGATATCGCCTTGCTTCAAGACGGTGCGTTCTATGTCTTCTACGATAAGAAGCAGTTTGTGCAGGGGCTTGAGTTCCCTGATTGGCTTGCTCATGCCGAATGCAGACTCGTGTTGAATATAAATTGCCGGAATACATATCAGATTGCGGATACCGCCGGAAGACCTGTTGACATTCGGCCACGGGTTAAAGAACGATCCGTTCAAGGTGATATGCCAAGATTTTATCTGTGTAGCGATGCCAGAGAAGCATTGAAGACATTAAGCAAAAGAATAGATGAATATCGTGCTGCAAATTACTCTTACGATCAAATATGTGTGCTTACGCTCAAGACAGAGAAGCGTTCGATTCTTAAGGATATTGACAAGGTAGGAAACCACCAAATTAGGAAGGACAGGGATGGGAAAGGTGTTCTGTTTACTACGGCAAGAAAATTCAAAGGTCTGGAAGCAGATGCCATAATTATTATTGATATGGATGGAGAAACCTTTGCGAATGATGAAAGCAAGCGATTGTTCTATGTGGGATGTTCCAGAGCAAAGCATCAGCTTGATATTGTTTTTGTTGGCAATGAATCTACCCTAAAGAATGCAGAGAAGGGGCTTACAGACCAGGTATTTCCAAATGCCAAAATTGGAATTGCTAGGTGTCTAAATGTTAAGCCCGTGCACTAGTCAACAAAAACTGGAGGGTCATTGTAAAATGAAATCGGACACATAAAAAAGTAGAACATACAGAATCCGTCTGGTAAAATATCTTTACCCAAACACCACCAGGAGGTTCTGTACGCTCTACGCTCATTCTATCACAAAATAAGTGATTGATAAAGAGGCCCTTTTATTTCAAGGCTTTAGAGAAAGATAAAGTGTATTTGTCTACAACTTGTCTACAAAATTATTTGCCTACAATATCCCCAAAGATGCGAGCGGTCTCCTGCATCATATCCTCTGTATCGTGTGCATACAGGTTTTGCGTGATGTTCGCATTGGCATGCCCAAGGCGTGCTGCAACATCGACCGGCTTTGCCCCAGCCTCGATCAGCTTTGTCGCATGAGTGTGCCTGAAGCTATGGGGATTAAGTCCGGCTTTACGCAAAACAAGTGTGACGGACGTGTGATGGAGCGGGACACCATTCGGGCGTATGCAGACGAGCGAGCGGCGCAGGAGATAATCCGGCGCAGGAATCTTCTTCGGGAGAAGAACCAGAGCTCGTTCATCG